CAGAAGAAGAAAAGAAAAGTGTCGCTGATGCACTCAGAGACCAACTTAACAACAGACACTTATGACGAATAAGGGAAAACATTGGAAAATTAAAGATACAAGTAATATGGGGCATCGTGCTTGGAATAAGGGGCTCAAGGGATTTATGAAGGGACGTAAGTTTTCAAAGTCCCACAAAAAGAAAATAGCCAAAGCCTTGAGGGGGAATAAAAATGGTGTTAGGGAAGTAAAATTATCCCTTGAGGAGAAAAGGTGTAGGGGCAAGGAGTCAGAACTTAGACATAAGATAGATGTGATTGCGTATTATTCCAACGGCTCAATGGATTGCCAGTGTTGTGGAGAATCAGATATAAAGAAACTATCAATAGACCATATTAACGGAAATGGAAATCAGCACAGGACAAGTATATTTGGATATAATAGGGGCGGTGTAGGTTTCTGTTTATGGTTAAAACGTAACGGGTTCCCTGAGGGGTTTCAGATTTTATGTGGTTCGTGTAACAAATCAAAGGGAACTGGATTATTCTGCAGAAAGCACAATAAATAATATGTCTAAACACGAAACAATAGTACAGTATATAAAAATAATATTGATGCTTATAGGATTAGCTTTATTTGGAATTTATTTAACAAAGATTTAGAGAGTTGTGGTATAATATTGGTATGGAGACAGAAAATACAAAACAATGCTCCAGGTGTGATACTGTTCGTCCGTTAAATATGTTTGCGGTAAGAACAGACGCAAAGAAGCCTTATATGAGGGGAGTCTGTAAAGTCTGTCTAAATATTAGAACACGGGAACATTGGAGAAAATATAGAGAATTGGTGTTTAACCATTATGGGTGGGTATGTAAATGTTGTGGTGAAACAATGCGTCAATTTATGAGTATAGACCATATAAA